GAACGATTGGATTCCTAGTTCAAGCATATCCGAACGCAAAAGATAAGCTAGTAGCAGAACTCAAAGAAGAGCGCACTCGCCTGCGAGCCGTCTATTGGGCATCCCGTGCAGTACTTCGCTACAATGGAATAGACAAAGAAAAAACAGTTACCGCAATGGATGAACTACGGGATGCTATTGACGGCGTAATGTCACTTGATAGCGGACGAGAGGATTTATAATAATGGACATAAGACTAAGTCATTCAGCGTTAGATACTTTCCTCACCTGTGAGAGAATGTTCCAGTTGGATAGACTATTAGAGGGCGCGCCTGATAAGCAGGATTACCCTGCAACAATATTCGGCAAGGCCTATGGAGAAGGAGTATCTACATACCTTCTAACACAAGACCCTATTGCTTCCCTATTTGCTGGATGGAAGGTATACTATCCTATCCTAGAGGATGACAAAAGGACAGAAGAAATCCTATTGAACCTTCTCCTAGTATCCTTCCCTAAATTGGATGACCTTCTAATGGACTGGGAGGTTGCGGTTTTTCAAAAGAAGCCAGCTGTTGAGCTATCTTTTCGCTTGAATAACCTAGGAACTAATGAGAAGCATAATATCTACTTCGTTGGATATGTAGATGTTGTACTTAAAAACAGGTGGAGTGGAAGATATGCTATCCTAGAGAACAAGACTACTGGATTAGGCTTGCATGATATTGACCCACTGTATAAGAATAGTGGGCAAGCTCTAGGATACTCTATTGTCCTTGACCAGATAGCTGGACAGGAAAGCTCCGAGTATGATGTTATCTATCTAGTAGGACAGATAGGGACTAGAAGTGAGACCGCCAAATTTTCCCCTACTATTCATGTAAAGACATATCCTAAAACCTTGCAGGATAGATTGAACTGGTTTATCTCTTTAGGTATGGATGTATCTAGGCTAGAACAGATGCTAGAGTTGCAGGTATTCCCACTGCGAGGAAAGAGTTGTCTACAGTATATGCGCCCCTGTAAGCACTTCGGAGTATGTACCTTGCAGGCATTAGACAGATATAAAACTATTCCAGAGGATACTATAGAATACCAGTTTATATATTCTCTTCCGCAGCTAATTGAATCTCACTTAGAAAGGAGCTAATACAAATGAGAGAAGTTACATTTCTATTGAAGAAACATAAACTAGGCCACGCTGTAGATAATCAGCCGGTAACACTGGATAAGAGAAAGTTAGTAGAACTTCTAACAGAAGCAGTGAAACTAGGAGCTAATAAAGACTTAATGAAAATAGCATACAAGGAGAAATAAAATGACTTCAGTCAATTCAATCAATGACATACAGTTCATCCTAGATGAAAGACATAAACAGTATGGAAACTACACAGATGTAGCCAGTACCTCGCAGGCTCTTAAAGAAGTTATCTGTGTAGGAGAAAACTATTTCGAGTTACCCTTCTACGCAAAGGAATCCCTAGATATGATAGCTTCCAAGGTAGCTAGGATTGTTAATGGAGATTGGAAACACAAGGATAGCTGGAAGGATATTGCAGGATACGCCCAGCTTGTATTAGATATCTTAGAAGATTAAAGAGAGGAAGAAAAGAAATGAACCTCGCCGACCTTGCTAAGAAGATTACTACAAAGCAACCTAATCATTCCATCCTTCTATATGGCCAGCCAAAGACTGGTAAGACCCAGTTAGTAGCAACAGCAGCTAGGATTCCTGAGATTAACAGAATCTTCTGGTTTGACCTAGAGAATGGAGCAGAGACTCTTCTGCATATGGGCTTAACAGAAGCAGAGCTAGGGAAGGTAACTCTTATCTCTATCCCAGATACTAGGGAATCTCCTAGAGGGGCAGAGACTATGCTTAAGGCTCTTACTACAAAGACCCCAGTCCTTATCTGTGATACTCATGGTAAGGTAGGGTGTGCAGAGTGCGCCAAGAGTGGGGCTTCTACTGTATCTTTTTGCCCATCTCAACTAACTCATAATGATTTGGTTGTGATTGACAGTGGTTCGCAGCTAGGAGATTCTGCCCTAGCCCTGGCCTGTGCAGGGAAGCCAGTAGAATATAAGCCGGGATGGGCTGAGCATGGACTACAAGTTAAGTGGCTCGGAGATATATGCTCTACAATTCAAGCTGCTTACTATACAAATTTCGTGGTAATCACTCACGTCATTCCTATTGAAGAAGATCTTAATGGAGTAAAGAGGGACAAACTATATCCCCTAATAGGAACCAAGGCTTTCTGTCAGAAGGTATCCAAGTACTTCGGAACAGTAATATACGCAGAGATTAAGCTGGGAAAACATGCAGCAGGCTCCTCCTCGACTTATAAGGGAGAAGCTATTACAGGCTCTAGGGTGAACGCAAAGATAGAGGCTTCTAAAGAGCTATCAATGCGGGCTATCCTTGTAGAAGGGGGCATCCTTTCCCCTGCTCTTACGAGCAAATAGAGGAAATCATAGTAACTTAACTTAACTTAAAGGAAATACAATCATGAATAACGCAAACCAAACTCTTCTGAACCTCGACGATATGCTCAATGAAACACTGGACAACGTGCCGGACGCTCCTGACTTTAGCAACCCGCCCGCTGGTGAATATACTATCAGCGTGAAGGATGCTAAAGTTGAGTCGTACAAGCCCAAAGCCGGAGGGGACGCGCGCCGTGTCCGTATTACATACACGGTAGCAGAAACTAAGTCTGTTGCAGATAATGGACAGCCGGTTCCTGATGGCAGTATGTTCAGTGAAACCTTCATGGCAACAGAGCAGGGCATGAGCTATTTCAAAGCTCGTGTCAAGGGTATTCTGAATGTCAGTGACTTGGCAGGAGTAATCCTTGGAGATATGTTCTCTTCCATTAAAGGGGTTATCTTCGATGCTCGTATCACTATCAAGAAGACTCCTAATCCTGCTGGTGGCGAATATGAGAACGTTCAGATTCGCGTTATTCCTCCTAAGGCATAACACTCCAAGGACTAGGATTCAAGGAGTAGAGTAACCCGGCAGTCCCCTCAAGTGTAACAAGTGTAATAGTAAGTAAGAGGGGATTGCCTGTTTTACTTTCCCACTGCTGTAAATTATAACAGGAGATTATAACATGCACTACTATATTTATATTCTGAAGAAAGAATTAAAAGAAATATGGAGAGATAATTCCTATGCAATAAAGCTAGTCTTATCCATCTATATACTTCTATCTATAGCAGCTATCTTCCTCCCATTCTAAAATGTCATACACAGACCCAACTATACTACCTCCAGATTACGCAAGGGACATTCTAGTAAAGTGTCCTATCTGTGGTAATGTCCACGTAAGCCCCGCCGATTCCATATACTGTTCCAATCACCAACAGGAGATTAAAGCATGTCCAGCTACAATTTCTACGAATACCCAGAAGACCCTGACTACCCAGAAGATAGTGACAGTAGGGGAGAGGTAAGATGCAAGTACTGTAAGAAGTCCGGGCTAGTATGGGAAAGGATAATGGGACATGGATGCTAGTACACTGGAAAACGGGCGAGGTTCATAAGTGTAAGAGCAAGGCCACGGCAATTGAATTAGATTTATCCAAGGCTATCTAACTCCCTAGCTAGCAGAATAATAACAGAGGCATACCGATATGAGAATTCTAGTAAACTATTCCCCACAAGAGCAGAACTATCTATCAGTTCTACAGTTCTTCTTAAAGAGGGCGGGGTATGAAGCAATAGCCACGTCAGCTACCATGACTATTGGAGCATTGATAGAGAAGGCGCAGCATACAAAGTGCGAGGGTATCTTTTTAATTAACCAACTAACACTAGAGAATTGTGTACCGGGAACTAAGCCTTCACTAGATGACTGGAGGGGGTCAAGGCTGAACTTCTCTGTTCCTACTATTGTCGGTAATTCTCTAGCCCAGACACAGACTGTTCCTTATGGGTCGTGGGTCTTGCAGAGAGACCTCGCCAAATTTCGTCTACTATCACAGCCAATGCCAGAGTTTAGTTTCACTGTACTGGATTCAGTGGACAAATTCTTTGATGCTTTTAATATATTAAATAAAGCGGAGGTACTAGCTTATGACATTGAGACAAAGACACTCCCAAGCAACTCGCCTGAAGCCGTGGGTAATACTATTATTACTTGTTGCTCTTGGACAGCTATTCTTAATGATGGCTCTTTATCTACCTTTGTACTTCCTTTGGTGGATTTCTTGCAAGACCACTGGCATTCTGATAAAGACTATAGTAGAGCACTCCAATTCCTCCAAGAAGTCAACAGGCTTGATATACCAAAAGTAATGCACAATGGCATGTATGACGCCACGCATTCTATAGTCTATAACGCTGAACCTAATAACTGGGTGTTAGATACAATGGCTATGATGCACTCAGAATTCTCCGAGTTACCTAAGACTTTAGATTATGTAGCCTCTCTATATCTTCCAGACTATTGTCAGTGGAAAGCAGAATCTCAACTAGCCTCTAAGACTGGGGATATAAACAGGTACTGGGCATACAACGCAAAGGACACCTGGACTACTGCAAGACTGTGCCTATACTTTCTGTGGAACCTGCCAGCCTATGCAAAGAAGAACTACCAAGAACAGTTCAAACTTGTATATCCTTGCCTATATGCTAACTTCGAGGGATTCCTTATCAACCAAGATAAGAGGCTTTCCTTGAGGAAGCAGGAAGAAGATAGACTGGACAGGAACTTAGTTAAACTAAGAACCCTAGTAGCTGACCCTAACTTCAATCCATCCTCGCCCCCTCAAGTAGCTAAGTATGTATATGATGTCCTAGGAGCAGTTGACCCTCGCATAGGAAAGAAGAGAACTAAAGAGGGAACTAAAGTAAGAAAGACTAAGGGGACAGATGCGAAGAACCTCGCAGCAGTAGGGGAACAGCATCCAATACTTCTACGAGTAACTGGAGCTATCACAGAGTATAGAAAAGCGAGGAAGGCTATCTCTACCTACATGGACTTCTTGCAATATAATGGCAGACTACTATGGAACCTCAACCCCTTTGGAACAGAATCTGGAAGGATGGCCTGTAATTCCTCGTCCTTCTGGTGTGGAACGCAGGTACAGAATATTCCATTCTATGCAAAGGATATGCTAGAAGCTGACGAAGGATTTGAACTAGCTGAGGTAGATAATAGCCAGAGTGAGGCTAGATGCACAGCGTACTTAGCCCAAGACTTGAAGCTAATAGCTGCATTGGAAGCAGATGGAGTTGATTTCTATACCTCCCTAGGAACCTTGTTCTTTGGCATCCCTTATAACCTAGTAAGTAAAGACTTTCGTAATAAAGTTCTAAAGAAGATTGTGCATGGTACTAACTACATGATGGGAGCTGCGACCTTTGTAGAGAATGCAGGGGCGCAGAATCTAATAGAAGCTGCACCTAACCTAGGAGTTCGTATCAGCCTATCTAAGACTCCTGAGGAGGGAAGTATCTCCCTAAAGCAATTTGCGCAGATGCTACTGGATTCCTACCACGTCCCCTTTAATAGAGTAAGACAGTGGTATATAGAAGTAAGGAATGAGATAGCCTCCACTCACATGCTGAAAAGTCCACTGGGGCATGTAAGATATTTCTTTGGCAACGTGGAGAAGAGTCATCAGGCATTCAATTCAGCCGTAGCTCATGCCCCTCAAAACCTATCGGTTAGCATCCTTAATAAGGGATTATGGAGGGTTTGGGGACTTGTTAAAAAGCATCACGGAAAGCTGCGATTGAAAGCTCAAGTGCATGATTCGGTATTATTCCAATATGCAAAGGACGAGCCGGGGATTAGGGAAGAAGTTTTGCAATCCCTAGACAACCCAGTTATAGTTCACAACCGTACCTTGAGAATCCCACTAGATATTAAAGTAGGTAACTCTTGGGGTGATATGAACAAACTACCTAGGAGCTAACATGGACAATCAGATGCTGAAATATAAAATACAAGATAGACTGGATATTCTCCTAGAGTATGTTAAAACTTCTGACCCATACTTCCTCGAAAGTAGAGCTAGAATACATACTTTACTAGAAGAAGTCAGTCACTTAGTTAGAGGGTTGGAGAATACTAAAGTAGGAGAATAGTAGATGGACTATTTCGAGGAGTATTTCTCCTACGTCGGAGAATCAGAAGCTCCTAGATGTTTCCATAGGTGGTGTGCAATAGCTACTCTTTCAGCTACAATAGGAAGAAATGTATTCCTACCCTTTGGGCATAAACCTATTTACCTTAATCAATATATTCTATTGATGGGGGCGCCGGGTACTAGGAAAAGTTCGGCCATAGGTATTGCAAAGAGGGTACTAGAGAAGTCTGGATATAAGAACTTTGCCAAAGATAGAACCTCGAAGGAAAGATTCTTCTTGGATATGGCGAGGAATTTGGATGCTGACTTTGACCTAGACCTAGAAGCTGTGGAAGCTCTAGTATTGGATGCACCTTCAGAGACTATGATAGCTAATGGGGAGTTCCTAGACTTTATAGGACAGGGAGATATGGACTTCCTTACAGCACTCACTAACCTATGGGATAACTTAGACAAGTATGAGCACCCTAAATTACACGGCAGAAGTGTAGTAATAGATAAGCCGACCCTTAATATACTAGGAGGTGCAACAGTAAAAGGACTTGGGATGGCTATACCACCAGAGGCATTAGGAACCGGGATACTTTCAAGACTCTTACTAATCTATGCAGAAATGACAGATAAGAAGATTACCTTCCCCGCCCCTGTAGCAGAAGATGCCTCTGATAATATAGTGGAAACACTGAAGAAAATAAAGACAGACTTAAAGGGAGCTATAACTAGAACCAAAGAAGCTGATAAACTTTTAGATAGGATGTATAAGACAGACCCTGGAATAGAAGATGGAAGATTCGCAGACTACTCAGCCCGCCGCTTCATTCACCTATTAAAGACCGCAATGATTATAATGATAGCAGATGGAAAAACTACACTTACAGCAGAGCACGCACTTAAAGCTAACACTGTCTTATATGCAGCAGAATTAAAGATGGCTAAAGGACTGGGAGAATTTGGAAAGAGTAAATACAGTGATGTAGCAAACTCAATCATAGATGCACTAACTAGAACTATAAAGCCTATGAGTCATTCAGAGATATGGAAATTAGTAGCAAAGGATTTATCTGATGTTAAGGAACTAGGTACTATAATGAAGAATCTACTAACCTCAGATAAAGTGCAGGTGATTACAGTAGCAGGGAAGCAGGGGTATATGCCGCTTCATAAGGAACATAGGAACTGGGATACTTCATTGCTTGTACCAGATTATCTAACAGCCGAGGAAAGGAACTTCTAAATGAACACTAGCATTAAGGATAAGAACATCAGCATTATAACAAGAGAGGGGCATTCTGTGGGGAGGTCGGAGGAGTTTAAGAGGCCAGACCACGCCGATTTTTCTACTTCTACTGAACTAAAGAAAGAGGAGTTTTGTGGAATTAGACATAACGCTATAACAGATTCTTTGGAGTTGTGGGTTCTAGGAGAGCTTCGAGTTTCTATGCCTTTCCTAGAAGCTAGACTGAATCCAAGGAAGTGGGAAAAAAAGTTCCAAGAAGTATTTGGGTTAGATAATGTAAAAACAATGGGAGATTAGGACATGAGTACAGATATTATGCTTGATTTAGAGACTACTGGAACTCGCGCCGGTTGCTGCCTTCTAGCTATTGGTGCTTGTACTATTGATGAGAAGTATACATTCTATAGGACAATCTCTTGGAATTCCTGCAAAGAAGCTGGCCTAAAGGATTCTCCTGGAACTCTTGCTTGGTGGGATAAGCAATCACCAGAAGCTAGAAGAGAAGCATTCTCTGGAATAGATCTTCTTACAGAGGTACTTGGGGAATTCAGTGATTGGTTCTCTATGCTAGAGAAGACACTGGGCACTCCTATCTTTGTCTGGGGAAATGGAGCAGACTTCGACCTACCTATTCTATCTGCGGCCTATGATGTAGTAAATATGAAACAGCCGTGGGCTCCCTTCAATGGTAGATGCTACAGAACCTTGAAGAATCTTCCCTATAACAAGGATATTAAACCACCAGAGTTCGAGGGACTTAAACATAATGCTCTATCAGATGCCCTTCATCAGAGTAGACATATGTTGAAGATTCTACGAGAGACCAAGCAAAAAGATATGTTTCTTTTGAAGTAACTAACCTAAGGAGAATTAGCATGAAACAGTATATAGGTACTACAGTAGTAAACGCAAAACCTATGACTTTAGCCGAGTATTGTAAATATAGAGAACTTCAACTACATCCAGATGCAGATGGGGAAGCTCTTGGATATTTAGTGGAGCAGGTAGAATATGATGAAGGTGCAACATGGAGTTCTGCGGATAGCTTCGAACAGTCTTATTACGAAGTCAGCAATCTTACATTTGGCTTTGCACTAGAGGCCATGAAAGTGGGACATAAGATGGCTAGAGTGGGATGGAATGGTAAGGGGATGTTTCTATTTCTAGTAAAGGGCAGTAAATTCCAGGTCAATAGACCCCCACTACTAGGAATCTATCCCGAGGGTACTACTATTAACTATCTATCTCATATTGATATGAGAACTGCGGATGGGCATGTAGTACCTTGGGTAGCCTCGCAATCAGACCTGCTAGGCACTGATTGGGTTCTAGTAGAATAGACGAAGAAAATGCCCCACTCCTATCTTCTATGAAAGGGTGGGGCATTTTCTTGTCCTACTTTCCTACTAGTCTTAATCTAAATCATCAATCATAGTCATTGCCGCCGAGTCTTTAGACAAATGCTTTCTAACAGTAGCAGACCCAGGTACTTTAGATTGAGCAATGGCTTCATTTACTGCACTTCTCCAGCCAGTAGGACTGCCAGTTCTTAGATATTCATAGGCAAGTCTTTCTACATCATCCTGCCCAAGATTTCCATTAGCTACCCTGCTCTTTAGTTCATTAGTAAGTTTACTTCTCTTAGCCTTGTCCATAGAGCCGTAGAGGGTATCCAAGTGGTCAGCCTCCCGTAGTCTAATCTCCTCAATAGGACGTGCTCCGAATGTCCTAGATAGAGTACCAAGAATAGAGGCATTCTCATTAAAGGTTACTCCAGCATCAGTGAAGTCTAGGGGATTAGTGTTAGTAACTACAGTATTCCCTTTAGAGGTAATAGACCTACCCGAAGCCATTTCTGCCATTCTAGCAATAGGACGGCTAATGCTTTGCAAGGATAGTGCTTCTAGCATAGCTACTCCAGCATTCTTATCCGCTTGGAACGCCGCCCCCACTAGTCTATCCATTGTAGAGAAAGACTGAGTTAGGATATTTAGAGCAGGGACAGCACTAGAGATACCCTCAGATAGAGGAAGGCGAGGCTGTATATCACCACGAGTTGTAATACCAACAAGTTGCGAGGGTAGGCCATACATTATAATCTCAGCAGTCTTATTATCGAAAGCTCTAAAAGTTCCACTAGTTATATCGTAGTTATCATCAGAGAAGTGACTGCCGATTAGCTCAGATACTGGATGGAATCCAGGAAGAGAAGATGTACCAAAGATAGTCTGCTGTGTTAGCATCATCTTAGATAGGGCTGCCCAATTACGAGTCTCTACCTGCCTATAGATAGACTGAGCCATAGTAAGCATGTAAGTCTGGAATAGACCCATTGCCATACCTACTGTACCTTGGAACATAGCAGGACGCTGGGCGGCTGCGTAGTTACCAATAGCCTCGTCCATGAACCGCCTAGCAAATGTTACAACTCCAGCATCCCCTAGAGTAGGATAGGCTCTCTTAGCCATAGAAACACCAGCAAAGAAAGCTACTTGCCTAGATAGAGTTTCTGATTTATCAGCAGGGTAGGACAACCATTCTACTACCTTAGAGTCTAGCAAGTCCTCAGTCTTGGACATAGGTCCAGGCTCTAGATTACGAATATCCTTGAAGATTCCATTAACAACCCTCCAGTCATCCTTGAACAGACTAGCCTTATTAGCTAGTTCATGCCACTTAACCCCGTGCTGCGAGTTCATAAGCGCCACGCCCTCATACATAATCTCATGCATAGTAAACTTAGCTGAAGGGTCAAGAGCCTGCCCTGCATAAGAGGCGGCGAGTTTCTTATTAACAGCCCCACTCATAAGGATAGGAATAGACAACATGTTGGTAAGAGCTTGAGCCTGTCCTAGAAAGCGAAGAACTACAGTAGCAGCTAGGGAGTTAGATAGCGCCACAGCTCTAGGAGTTAGTGAAGATGTAGAACGAACCTGCTGTTCTAGGAAGGCCTGTTTTAGTCTATTAACATCGGGGACGGCTTTCTCTTCTCCCTTTATGAATACTTGGAAGGGATGGACTATTCCTTTAGCCTCCATTTCAGCCTGAACCTTAATCCAGTCTTCCAGAGTTCTAGCCTTCCCCTTACCAAAAGGAACTATATCAGAGATTAACTTCAGGCTTCTTTCAGAAATCATCTCTAAGCCAGATTGTATTGCTCCCCAACCTGGGTGCTCAGATAGATTAGGTCTACCTAGTAGGATATTCTTCAATACATTTCCAGGGTCTTGTCCTTTAGTAGCTCCTACTTGAACAGTAGATAGAGTGGCCGAGCTATAACTATTATTGTGCATTCTGGATATATCATCCAGCCTAGACATAATAGGATGTAGCTGAACTCGTACTAGGTTATCAATTCCTTGGTTGATATAGTGGTCATATCCCTGAATAACTTCTGCTAACAGGTCAGGAGTAGTAGTCAGTTCGGCTAAAGCAGAGGCTCCCCCATGCTGCTTACCAGCATCTGCTACTGCCATATACATAGGGTCATGCCTACCAGCTATAGTATTAAAGTCCGCCTGCTGTGCCTTTGTAATAATCTCTACATTCTTAGCCCTATCTCCAAGAGACTTAGTAAAGCGCTCAATAAAAGAATTCAGCTCGGTATCAGTCTTGGCCATGAGCATAGTAGTTTCGCCAGTAAGCCTGTCAAAAGAATAGGCTATTTGCTTTCCTCTAGGATTATTAGCAGGAGCCCAGAATCCTAGGTCATGTAGGTCGCCTTTACCAGTTGATTTATATGCTGCATTCTTCAGATGATATAAAGCCCTACCAGCAATCTGCATCTGGTGTTTAAGAGCCTCGTCCGCCTCGGTAGTAGCTACACGGAACTCAGTATCTCCCTTCCCACGAATAGCCTTCATATTAGCTACTCCCTCTTTATTAGCAGAGGTAGCGTATGCGAGGAATGCTTCATCGTCCATATCTATTAGTTCTTTAAGGGACGTATTGCCACCTTCATACTGCCAGAATTGTCTAGCCTTATAGATTCTGGGGCCCGTAGCAGCAGCTTGAATATTGAGAGCATTACTGTATTCAATAAGAATAGCATCACTCTTAGCAATAGGAGCTAGACTCTGAGATAGTGCAGTAGTCAGACGTACCTTAGCTTCATTCTTTAGGTTAGTAATCTTCTTCCCAAAGGCAGTGATGAATTCTCCTACAGCTCCCAGCTTATCTACAGTGAAGTTAGCCGAGGTAGTAAGGGACGAGCGTACGCCTGCTCCTACTACAGAGTCAATCTCCTTCTCCATAACAGATAGCTGGAGCCTTGCTTCATCATCCAGCATAGTGTCTCCAATATGACGGACGAAGTCATCTGGAGAAGATTTAACATAGAATTCTACTGCGGCTTGACCGAGGTTCTTAAAGGTAGAAGCATTGAGGGAAGCTCTAAATTCTGCAGAAGGAACCTTATTAAGATTAGTCCCAAGTACAAGAGCCCGATTTTTAACAGAAGCTAGTTCCTCAATATCAAATCTACTTGTATATTTAAGTAGGGCTGATGGGTCAATGTGGGACATATTGTTTGAAATAATATCAACTACAGTCTCTACTGGAACTCCGGTGCGCAGGGCAATCTCTTCAAATCCCATTCCCATAGATTGATATTCTTTTATGCGAAGAAGATTAGAGGTAACTAGGGATTCAGATAGCTGCGAGAAGTCAGTAGCAATAGAAGAAGAGATAACTGGAGCACCCTCAGATAGAAACTCACTCTCAGTAGAAAAGAACTTAGCTGCATCCTCGCTACCTGCTACTGCATTAGTACGCACAGAAAGACCCTTGGCTACCATGATTTCCATATTAGAATGGAGCGGGTCATTAGTCGTAGCAAAGTCTTCTACAGTTCCAAGGATATCATCAATATGTACCTTGTATAGACGTAGGCCAGTAGTATTCTTGGAGGTAAAAGCTCCGGCCTTCCCTGGATTTAGAGTATAGCTTTCAATAGCTCTATGTGTCTTAGGAGATTCCTTTAGTCCTCTATACAAAAGAACATAGCCATCAGCATCTGCAAGATTAGCAGACATATAGTCTCTAAAAGCCCGGCTCTTTTTATGATTCATGAGCTCTCTAAGAGCAGACAGAGCATTCTCTTTTGCATCAATAGAAATTTGAGGATTAGCTAATTTAGCAGCTGCATGTCTTAAGTCTATATAACTTCCATGAATCCAGTTTTGCAGATAGTCTCTTAGATTCTCCGATATATCAGCTGCCTGACGAGTACGACCATTATATACTTGATAGTCTGCCCTCTTGTTATTTAGTTCCTCCATGTCTTTTAGATAAGATGGGGAGAAGCCCGCCTTTCTTAGTCTAAAAGTCTCAGCAGCAGCATAGTTAGGGGCTTCTTTAGTCAGCACTATCTTAATAGCTTTTATATCATGGCCTTCCCTAGCCAATTCTCCTAGGCGAATATACACAGCCTTCATAGAAGCTAGGTCATCCGGAGAGATTGCTAGAGTATGCCCTAGTAAATCCTCATAAGATTTTTTCTCCATGTGTAGAAGAGCTTTAGCGAAATCTTCCTCGACCCGCGCAGTTGGCAATATACTATGCTCAATAGCAGCATCTACACGAATGTTAAATCCTACACGCAAGTCTACATTCTTCTCCAAAGTCTCCACAGTAGTACCCAAGTCAGCTAGGGTAGAATACTTATGAGCTTCTTTAGAAGAGAAGAATCTATCAAATACAGGGGAATAGACTCCTTCATTAGCAACTATCTTTTCCTTGCCCGTCTTTTTGGAGATTTTATTAGTGAAGAGATTCCAAGTATGTTTTAGTCCTGTAGAAACTTTCCCTTCAGTAACATGAGGAATAGAGTCTGCTACTTTAAGAAAGGATAGTTTATCATATCCCATGAAACGAGGGTCAGTTAGGAGTTCTTGTATAGATGTTTGAGTAGCTGTATCGAGTTTCTTAATATCCTCTGAAGCAGTCTCTTGGAATGCCCTTACTGCATTAGCCTCTTCAGCTCTAATTTTATTGGTGAACGCTGTCTTAGTAAAGGTAGTAAGATTAAGCTTAGACTCCGGAGAATCGGCGACCTCTAGGATATCCTTTAGTTGTTTAGCATTCTGCATGTGTGTAGCTAATTGTACTCCAGAATGCTCAGCTTCATCTACAGTTTGAGTGGATACATTGAGTAATGCAGTAGTCTCCTTCTGTACGCCAATCTTAACATCACGAATAGCACCTCGCGCAATGATATGAGAAGCAATCCCACCAATAGTACCACCTAGAGCCATATTGATAGCAAAGTTAGTTTTTAGGTCTTTATAGTAATCTTCCATGTAGGGGTGCGAATTCATAGCTCCAATGATAGCTACTTCAGCTGCGAGGTTATCTATTAGAATATTCGCGGCAGCCGCTTTATATACCATATTCTGCGCTTCATTTAGTCTAATAGTATTTCCAACACCTCCCTCATAAGCAGCTTTTACTTCCGCTAGTCTGGATTCCCTACCAGCCTTAGAGAACCAGTTGACTCCTTTGGAACCTGCCCGTAGAAGAGACATTCCCTTTAGAGCTAGTCCAACAGGTGCAGCAGAGCCTACAAAGAAGGAGGCG